GTGGAGACTGTGGATAAGATCCGCTTGCCGCTGATAATGGGCCAGATTGAGATGAGCAATGTCCAGTAACGGTGGCTTACTGGTCATTGTGTCTGTCTTGTTTGCGTAGATCGTTACCAATGGAATTTGACCAAGCGAAAAATCGCCAGACTCAACCAGCTCATACTCCGCCGTAGCGTCGGATTGATCGAAGGAAGAGGGGTATGGGAAAGCCCCTTGCATCTCTTTCTTTTGCTCTTCTTGCCTAAAGACGCGATAACGACCTGGCTCGATGACACGTACTTGGTCATAGACTTTTTCGCCAAACTCGCCGTCAGGGATTACTGCTTTTTCGCCAATCCGAACTTGTGTAAGGTTTCCGTAATTGGTTTCGCGGTCCAATCGCCAACCGTAGACCTGAGTGGGATCCACCTCAATCCAATAGGGCCGACGATTAAGAGCACGCTCTTCTGCAAGACTTCTTGCGCCCGAAGGCGCAGGAAAATCAACCAGCGTGTGACAGTGCCCATACGTCAGGGCACAAATCAAGAGTCGTCGAGCGTACTCATCTAAATCTGAGCCGCACCCGTCAACGTCCTTGTTAAATACATCTGTCCAATAGGGATCACCTTGGACACTAATTGGTTTTCGCAGGATCAACCCGGCGGCTGCCCGCAATAGACGTTGCGTATAAGGCGTAAAAACAGAGCGATTAACCCGCGACAGATACGCGGAATAGTCTTCACGAGGCTCTAGAGGCAAAAACGCTTCGGAGTTATCACGCAAATACTCTGTCCCGCTTGTAACGGCCTTCATAATCTCCCAGCCCTTCATCTGGTCGATTACAGCCCGTGTTCGCACGAACGGACTATCAACACTTCCCATATAGGAAGAGCTGACGAGATGCGTTCTAACGAGACCAGGGACGGAGTAAGTCATGACACCTCAGAGTTGAGCTATTAACAGCCCCATCGACGACGGGCCGCTTTACCCCGTTCACCTGTCCAATTACGACTTCGAGCGCAGAAAGAACGCTTACGGGCAGCTTCTTCCTTTGTCTTTGGCTTGCCTGTTACCGGTGGCTTCAAATTAGAACCTGTTTGACGGTTGTACTTAGCCCGACCTTTAGCGGTCAGGCCAGCACCTTTGCTTGCAGGCAGTTTTTCACCACGGCCAACACTAAGGTTGGGACCACGCTTACGCTTTTTGCGCTCTGCCATCGTCCTAACCCTTAGTCAAGGTTGGAGGTGATAGTGCTGCTGGTAACGAAGTTGCAGGTAGCAACAACCAAATCGCCAACAGTAGATGCAATATCCATGCTGGTGATGATGCCGCCAAAGGCCACTGAATCAGTGCCGGTGGTGGTACCAGTCGTAAACAGCTCAAATGATGCGTCAGCACCATCGTTTGTTTTGATTACGTCTTCGATCAAACCAGCTTGGCCGGTTGCGTCAGGGTCGTAAACCAGCTCAACAGTGCCGGAACCGCTGATCATGCTGCCGACAAACTGACGGAAGGTGTTTCCGTGAACAGTGGTGTCCAGCGTGTCTTTGGTGATGTTCAGCGTCCAGCTGCGAGTACCGACAACAGTTGCAAGGCTGCCTGAGCCGGTTTCAAACTGGACTGCGCCTTGCTCTCCGCGAAGAACAGCCATGAGTAGACATAGGAAGGGTCTATACGGTTGATTCTAACCGTTCATAACCCACAAGCCATCTCAAGACTTCTTCTTTTTCGCCTTGCGCCGTCGATGTTGATAAGAAATCTTCTTTGAACCCGTTTTTTCTTTCTTAAAACGAGCCTTTTCTGCAGGACTCATCTCTTTTG